GCAGTTCGCTGGCGCTGACCACCAGTTCCTTTGTGTCGGTGTATTTTGTCCCGGCTTTTGACGCCACAAACTACCCCAAACTGTCAGGCAATAACCTTGCCGAGGTGAACTATTTTGTCGGCAACATCCAGTTTTACCCGGCGACACTGAGCGCCGAAGTGATTTACGAAGGCTTGCAGGGTGTCCCGATCCCCAATGTGCCGTTCAAAACAGTCCTGAAAAGCAGCCTTGGGGTGTCGATGCCCGCAAGCGGCAACACGCTTGATCTGTATCCGCAAATGGAGGCGGTTCCCTGATGGCTGACGGTTTTGTCCGTTCCGGCTTGCTACGTCCTGACTGGACCAACAATATCAATACTGGTCTTGCAGGATGGTGGGCGCTGCGCGAGGGCTGCGGCGTTAAAGCGAGCGACATTTCCGGCGAGGGTAATACCGGCACCCTGACGAGCGGCCCGCTATGGTCTGGCGGCGGATTAAAATTTGACGGGACGAACGATTATGTCAATGCCGGGACGATGGGGGCGTTCGGATCGCAGATTAAAAATTCCGCCTTTTTCTGTGTGTTCAGGAAAACCGGCACAGCTATTGCCGCCCTGACCGGCACGTTTAATACAGGCGCTGTCACCGGGTTTTCTGTCGAAGTAAACGAAGACCAAACCGGCGCGAATGTCGCCGGGAAGTTTCGGGGGTTTCTCCGCGACACCGCCGGGAATCAACTAGTCTTCGCCAACACAACCGCCGTTTCTCCAAATGACGGCGAGTGGCACACGCTGACCATAATATTCGGGGTAACCGCAACCACCGGCGCGATTATATACGATGGGCAGAGCTTGCCGCTGACCCACAACAATACCGGCACTGTCGGGGCGTCGGCCAATTTCGGGTTTCCGTTGACCTTAGGCGCGCGCAACAACCGCGCCACAATAGACCTGTTTTCCCCTGGCTCTATCGCCACCGCACGTTTGTGGAACCGGACGCTAAAAATTGAGGAGGCTTTGCGCCTTCATCAGAACCCGAATATCGGTCTGTGGGTTCCTGACACTGCACGGTATCGTGCGACCCCTGCTGCGGGTGGCGCTGACGTGAGGAGCCATATAATTCCCGCGTATATGAGGATAGCGGCATGAGACAAATCCAGAAGGGTTCAGTTGACCGCTCGGTTGATCTTTATATCATCGACGCAACGGACGGAACCCCGGAAGTCGGCGTACTGTACAACACGGCGGGGATTGACCTTAAATATCGCCGTGATCTGTCCGCTGCGGTGAGCATAACCGAGGCGACACTCGCAGCCCTGACAACCGCCCACACTGACGGCGGATTCCTTGAAATTGGCAATGGCGTGTACCGGCTGGACGTGCCTGATGCAGCATGGGCGACGGGCGCGGATCATGTGACTATATTCGGAACCGTGACAGGAATGATCGTCCTGCCCGTGACAGTACAGCTTGTGGCGTATGATCCGGAATCAGCGCTGGCGACACCAACAAATATTACGGCGGCGACGGGCGTTGTCCTGTCCGGCGTGACGCACACGGGCGCGGTTATCCCGACCGTGACGACGCTGACCGGACATACGGCGCAGACAGGCGACAGTTTCGCGCGGATTGGCGCGACAGGTTCCGGGCTTACTTCACTGGCGTCCCAGGCGTCTGTAAACACGATAGACGACTTCCTTGACACAGAGGTTGCCGCGATACTGGCGGCGGTCGATACCGAGGTCGCCACAATCATTACCGATGTTGCGGCTGTAAAATCAGACACCGCTGCGATTCTGATCGACACCGGGACCACCCTGGACGCGCGCATACCCGCAGCCCTGACCGCTGGTGGCAATATGAAATCGGATGCGCTGGCGATCAACGGCAACACCACTTCTGCGGCGGTGCTGGCCATCCTGAACGGTGCAACGGTGGTCTATCAGGGGACTGTCACGGGCGCAGCAACGACGACGACATTGGTTGACTCTGGATTGACGCAGGCGGCGGACGGTTGGTGGATTGGGCGCATTATCATTTTCACGTCCGTAATCACCATGCAGGCGACAGACATAACAGGGTTTACGGCGGCAACCGACACGTTGACGTTCACAGCCGTAACCAGCGCCCCGACTGGGGCAAGTTACATTATTATCTGATATGGCGCGGATTATCCAGCTTAGGCCTCAGAGCGGCACAAAGCGCCGGTATGGTTCGTTTGCGGGCCGAGTAGAGGTTGCCGCCGTTGCGGTTGGCGGAGGCAAAAGGGCGCGCTGGACCTATATCACGAACGACCGTGATGCGGTTGAAGCCCTTGAGCCGGAACAGAAAAAACAACGGCTTAAAATTGTAAAAAAGCGCGAACCACAGCGCGCCGAAAAAACATTTGACAATGTACATAATTTAACCGTAGATTACGACGCAGCGCCGGTTTTGCAGGCGTCGGAAGCGATATTGAGGATATTAACGCCGCAAGGTGTGGCTCTTGACCCGCTTGGCCACAGCGGCGACGTTCTGACGATACGGCGCAATGACGAAGATGCGATTTTGTTGCTCTTGATGGAAATATAGATGGAAGACCGTGTGCGCAGAGGGGCGGAAGCCCGCCAGATACTGGAAAATCCGATGGTTGTGGCCGCATTCCGGGCGATTGAGGACGAATTAGTGTCAAAGTGGCGGATGTCCGGGGTTATGGAAAACGCGGCGCGCGAGGAATTATACCGGATGAACGCTGCGATGCGCATGTTCAGGGCAAGATTTGAAGCTGAGATTGTGGGTGCGGAAATGGCCTATGCCCAGGCGAAACAACGAGGGATTGAACCGTGAGCGACGAACCGGGATTTAATGACAGGCTTGAATCGGCTCTGGCGGTGCTTGATGAAAGCCCGGAAGACACCGGCGCTCCACCTGAAACAGAAGACGCCCCCATCCCGCAGAGCGGGGATGATGCTCCCGAACAGGTAGAGCAGGAAACAGAATTATCCGAAACGGACGACCGGGAAACCGTCATTGATCCGCCGGATTCATGGCCCGCAGACGCGCGGGAGAAATTTGCAGCGCTGCCCAGCGACCTTAAACAAGTCATCGCGGAACGGGAAGCAGAGCAAAAGAGCGCGTTCAACAGGACCATAAATGAAGCCGCCGAAGCAAAGCGCAAGGCGGAATCAACCGGACAGCACCTTGCTGAAACCCTCAATACATATCTCGCCAGAGTTGCGGCCTTCGACCCAATCCTGAGTGAAGGCATGAATACCGACTGGACCGCGCTTGCCAGGGAAGACCCCATAGCATGGGTTGAGAGAAAGGCGGCGTATGACCAGCGTATTCAGGACTACAGTCAGGCGCGTGCGCAGCAAGAACAGCTTGCGCATGCGGAAATTGTACAAAGAAAAGCTGTCGAATCCCAAAAACTGCTTGAGCGCATCCCTGAATGGAAGGACCAGAAGGCGTATGACGCTGACCGGCCCCGGATTTTGGAGGCGGGCAAGCATTACGGATTCACGGAAGCTGAACTCTCGAATGTAATGGATCACCGCGCGGTAGCGATGCTGCGCGATGCGATGCTTTACAGGAAAGGGCAGGCGGACAAGACGGCTTTGGAGGCTAAAAAGGTTGTTCCTTTCAAGGGGAAAACCCAGGCTCCGGGCAGAACTGTAGACAGGGCAGGCAAGCAGTCCATCATCGATAAAATCTCATCCACCACCAATCTGCATGACCGCGCGGCTCTGGTGGCGAGCATGATTGGAGACTGATATGGCTATTTTTACCAATACCTTTCTGACTTTCAGCGCGATTGGCAACCGTGAAGACCTGTCGGATATGATCTACAATATTTCCCCCACTGAAACGCCGTTTATGGGCGCGATTGGGAAAACCACGGCGTCGGCGGTTCTGCATGAATGGCAGACGGATGCGCTGGCGGCGGCGGGGGCGAACGCGCAACTGGAAGGTGATGAAACATCTTTCGGGGCGGTTACCGCTACTTCCCGGCTTGGAAACCGCTGCCAGATCAGCAGCAAGTCTGTTGTGGTTTCCGGCACTCAGGATGAAGTGAAGAAAGCGGGCCGTACCCGTGAAATGACCTACCAGCTTATGCTGCGGTCGAAAGAGCTTCGCAATGATCAGGAGTTCACCCTGACCAACAATCAGGCCCCGGTGGTTGGCAACAGCACTACCGCGCGGGCGTTGCGCCCCCTATGTTCATGGTATACCACGAATGATAGCCGTGGCGCTTCTGGGGCTGACGGCTCCACCACCACGGCGGCGACGGACGGCACCCAACGGGCGCTTACGGAAAGCCTGTGCAAGACTGTCATGCAGAACGTATGGACTGCTGGCGGCGATGTTGACATGTGGATGACGGGTGCTTTTAACAAGACGGTGATTTCCGGGTTTTCCGGCAATCATACCCGCACCCAGGACACTGTGAACAAGAAGCTGGTGACGGCGCTGGATGTGTACGCTTCCGATTTCGGCACGCACAAGATTGTCGCCAACAGGTTCAGCCGGTCCCGCGACCTTCATATGCTGGATACGAGCATGTGGGCTATGGCGGTGCTTCGCCCGACCAAGACCTACGATCTGGCGAAAACCGGCGACGCAACTAAAGCGCTGGTGTTGACGGAATACACGCTGGAAGCCCGTAATGAGGCGGCTAGCGGCATTGTGGCCGATCTAACCACATCGTAACAACCATAGAGGGGCGGGCTATGCCCGTCTCTCCCACCTATTGGAGATATTTATGGATAATGTGGATTTGATCCCGGATGACCTTGAAAGGGAATCCGGCATGGCGGCGAAGGCGCTGGAAGCTGTAAAGCGAAACGCCATCAAGGAAGCCCGCAAAAGCGCTACCCCTCTCAAGGTTATTGAGGCTCAAGCCAAGGATGAAGCAATGGTCCGGTTTGTGGTTACGACAGAGCTCAGGCCGTGGGCGATGGGCCAGCCGATGGAGCATAACCAGATTTATGAGATTATGCGCTGGGAGGCTGATTTGATTGCGGCAAACGGACACGGCGTCATCATCCCGGAGGGCAAAGACCATGGCTAACATTATGCAGACTGCGGACGGCGCGCTTGACATTGCCGGGAAAGACCTGAAAAGCGGCGGTTTTGTCGTCGCGAGTTGCGAATATACCGCCTCCACTGTGGACAAGGTGTTTTCAACCATGAATCGCCGGATGATTGTGAAAGCGATTACCGGCTTTGTGACTGTTGCGGGAACTGGTGGCGCGGCTACGGCTACGATCCGCAAGGTTCCCAGCGGCACCGCTCTGGCGTCTGGAACGGCGCTGCACAGTGGATCGTTCAACTTTGTCGGCACGGCGGTTACAGTGCAGGATTTGACGCTTAGCACCACGCTTTCGGACCTGATTCTTGAAGATGGCGACTCTCTTGCGATTGACTGCACCGGAACGCTGACATCTGCGACCGGGGTTATCTCCGTTCACATGGCCCCCGCATAATGGAGACGCTTCATGTCGGCGTAACCGGCACTAGCGTCACCACTGGCGCGGCCAGCAAAACGGCCATCCCTGTTGCCGCCAACGGCGTCTCGGCCCGCAGGGTGGCGATTATGGCAGTGGGCGCTGCGGCTGTATATGCGTATGTGCGCCCTACCCAGAACGCGAACGGGGCCACGACCGACATACCCGTTTATACCGGCGCGCCACCGCTGATTCTGAACGTGCAGGGCTTTACGCATATCGGGCATATTGAGGGAACCACGGCGGCGGTAATCAAAATCATTCCACTGGAGGACTGATGCGACTTCCGCTTGGTGTTTCGTATGGGGATATTGAAGAACATGTCCATATGGATGCCGATGGCAATCCAGAGGGCATCGAGTACACCCAGGATGTGCAGAGCGTTGTGGACTGGTGCCATGAAGCTACTGACGAGACGCATGGGCGGGAAATGCGCCACGTTGGCCGCTATCCTATCGGCGAATTGCTGGTCTATGGCCGGATAAACGGGATTAACGATCCGTGCTGGTATCTGAAAAAAGAATACAGCGACCTGCTTGGGAAGCTGGTGAACGATAGCGGCCATGACCGGCTGCGGGTGTGGAAAGGGCGTGTATAATGGCTATCTCCACCTACGCGGAGCTCAAAAGTGCAGTTTCAAACTGGCTGGAACGCTCCAATCTCACGGCCCGGATTCCTGAATTTATCGCCGCTGGTGAAGCCAATATCCATTACGGGATCAGGTCGCCGACTGCATGGATAAGCGAGCCTTTGCGTGTCCGGGCGATGGAAACATCCGCTGACATAACAATCGACGCACAGACCGAGGCGCTCCCAACGGGCTTTCTGGCGGCACGGCGGCTGTATCTGGACGGCTCCCCGAAAGTGAACCTCGAACTTTTGTCTCCGATTGACTTTTGGGGGCAGGACACCACGACAACCGGGAAGCCTGCATATTTCACGGCGGAATCTGATAATCTGGTGTTTTCCCCCGCCCCGGATGGCAGTTACACCGGTAAGCTGCTATACTGGAAGGCGTTTACATCTCTAAGCGCGGATGGTGACACGAACTGGTTACTGACCAATCATTCGTCTGTCTATCTTGAGGCGGCGCTTTATCAGGCGCATGCGTTTTCGAGAAATGATGAGCAGTCGGAGCGGCATTTGCAAAAGCTGGCTGTGTCTGTCAATGCGCTCAATTCAGCCAATACTAGCGACAGGTTCGGAGGCGCGCCGCTCAAGATCAGGCTTGGGAATTTTGTGGTATGACGCCGTTCGCCAAATACCGCCCGGACGTTGCCGCGATTGATAGCGGTTATACCAGCATATGCAGCAATGTGCTTTCGTCTGGCGGCTCTTACCGGCCCCTTGCTTCGTATACGGCGTTCTCATCCGCTTTGACGGCGAAGTGCCAGGGTGCCATTTCCGCTATTGATACGGACGGAACGTCCTACACTTTCGCGGGTGACGCCACGAAGCTATATCTGCTGACCAACAGCACGTTCGGCGATGTCTCCAAAGGTGGGGGATATACAACCCCCGCCCCGAAATGGTGCTTTGAAGTGTTTGGCCGCAATCTTATCGCGGTCAATGGGGCAAACACGCCGCAACGATGGCTGTTTGGCACAAGTGCATTATTCGCCGATCTTGGCGGAACTCCGCCTGTTGCAAAATATATCGCTATTTGCCGGGAATTTGTCTTTCTGGGCAATATTTCCAGTTTTCCGAACAGGGTGCAATGGTCCGGTTTTAACGATTCAGCGCAATGGACGGCGGGGACAAACCAGTCGGATTATCAGGATTTACTGAGCGGCGGCGACGTTAGAGGCCTTGTTGGCGGTGAAACCATCACGATATTCATGCGCGATACGATCCATTATGGAACCTACGTGGGCGGCGATCTGATCTTCCAGTTTGACGAAATCGGAGAGGGCATCGGCTGCATCGCGCAAGGCAGCATCGCTACCGTGGGGCAGTCGATCTATTTTATAGATCGTGGCGGCTTCTACATGCTGCGCGGCGGTCAGATTGTCGGGATCGGCGAAGGCAAGGTTGACCGCACATTCATGGCGGACCTGAACCAGAATTTTGTCGATAATATTTCAACGGTTGTCGATCTGGCCAATAACACTGTGATTTGGAGTTACCCGTCTGTTGCATCGGCAACAGGCCTGAATGATAAAATCATCATGTATAATTGGGTTGATCAGGAGTTTACCCCCGGCACATTGAGCGCGGAGTATGTTTTTCTGTCCCGGACAGCATCATACACGCTGGAAGGGCTTGATGCACTTGGGTACACGCTTGATACGCTTCCGTTCAGTCTGGACTCCTCTTACTGGGCGGGCGGCAATATCAGTATCGGGGTGTTCAATTCATCCCATATTCTGGGGTATTTGACCGGAACGCCTCTGGCTGCGGTTGTGGCGACCCCTGAAATTACATCTTCACCCGGACGGCGGGCCTATATCGACAGCGGCGTTCCTGTAGTGGATACAGCCGATGCGACGGTCGCCGTGGCGGCGCGTGAGCGATACGCGGATGCGCTTGTTTATACCGATGAGAGCGCTATCGGCACAGCCGGGTATTGCGGAATAAACCAGAGCGGGCGGACATTCACGGCAAGGGTCAGCATCCCGGCGGGAACGACATGGACGCAGGCTGAGGGTATTCATTTGATTGTACGTGACGATGGTGTAGTATGACGCTGACGCGCACACTTCCGCCTGTTCCGGCTCCCGGCACGATGGATTTGCGCGTTATTGTAAATGCGATCCGCAACATATTCCGGCTCCGGCTGGATGCGGTTGGAGAGGTGACATTAACGATAAATGTGGCGTCAACGGTTGTGACAGACATAAGGGTGGGAACGAATAGCGCGGTTGTGCTGGTTCCCATGACGGCGGTTGCGGCTACAGAAGTGGGAAATGGAACGATTTATGTCAGCACGGTGGCGAGCGAGACGTTCACCCTGACGCATGCAAACAGCGCAACAGCGGGCCGCACTTTCCGCTACATCGTGATGGGGTGATATGGCGACACAGCAGGATATAGCAGGGCTTTATGGATTGCTGGGCCGCGCGCCGGATCAGGCTGGTCTGGACTGGTGGACACAGCAGGCCAATAACGGCATGTCTATGGATGCTATCCGTCAAAGTTTCCAGAACGTCGCCAATGCGGGTACGGACCCCCTCAAGCCAGCCGCCCAACCGCAAGGATTGCTAGCTCCCACGCAATCGCCACCGCAGGCGAGCCAGTTGCCGCCAGCGGGCAACCATCCGTTAAACTCTTTGCAGAACTTCGGCCAAGGGCCGCGCCCGCCTTCTAATGCGCCGGTTACAGGCGGCGGCCCTACTGGCTTTGGTAACGTCCCGTATCTTCGCAGTGATGGGACTTATGACCCCGGTCAGGAATGGCGCGTTATGGCGGGCGGTCAGGCAAATTCTTCGACTCAGGGATTGTTGGCACCGCAAACGCCTCAACCCGCCGCGCAACAGCAAGGACTGCCGTCGCTCCCTGAGCCTGCTTATAAGGGCCAAACCTTGCAACAGATGAAGGATTTTATGCAGGGGTTGGCCGCAAAAGGGGTGGATATTTACGCCCCGGATTTCTATAAAAACCCTGAGTGGGATGCGTATATACAGGAGGACACGCGCCAATTAAAGCCTGTTCTGGACGCGCAGCAAAAGCAGTATGCCGAGGAAGGCTATGTCGGCCCTGTCGGCTGGGGGAAAACACCTACGGACGTGTTGAGCCAACAGATCGCGGCCAACCCGGCTATAGCAGAGGGCTGGCGGCAATATCTTCCGCCCGAAGCAATTGCGGGCAATAAACCGACTATCCCCGCCGCGCCCGGAATGGGGGGCAACAACCCGCCACCCGGCCCGTTGCCTTGGCAGGCCCCGCAAGGACTGCTAGCTCCGCAACCTCCTGTTCCGGGTCAATATAATCAGGGCATGACAGGTGCGCCTGCCGGGTCATTCCCCCGTCCCGCACCGAATTACTGGAACGGCAACGATTTCGTGATCCCGCATTTCCAGACGCCAGCATCAAGGCCGACAAGTCCGTTGCTACCTACCGGAATTTCTGACGGCAACGCCAGCACCACCACGGCGGGCAATGCCCCTCAATCGACAGGGAGCACCGGCGGCATCATTGCAGGCGCAGCGCTTCCTGCTATTGCTGGACTCACTGGTGATGCGCTTATCAATGGGTTGGCGGCCAATCCCATTTCGGGGCCGGTTATAAGGGCATTAGGCATAACATCTGGCGCAATGGACGGGCTGGTTATGGGCGCGGACGGGCGGCTAAGCCGCGCACCGTCACCGCCGGGCGCGTTGCCGGGGACAGGTTTCGTGTCGCCGCAGTCACAGACATTCATGCAGAATTTCAATTCGGCCCTACAGCCAGGGTGGATGAACACGATAGGCGCGGGGCTGGCGGCGGTGCCAGACCTATTGCAGGGGGATTACGCGCAGGCGGCTGGCGCTGGCGTTGGCACTTATGTTGGCGCGGCTGCTGGGACCGCTGCGGGCGCGGGGGTTGGCGGCATTCTTGGAAACTTTATCATCCCCGGCGTGGGTGGCTTCGCGGGCGGCCTGCTGGGCAAGGAGTTAGCCAAGGTTTTCGGCCCGGGTAAATCTGTTGGTCCTAACGCCGGTGCGAACCTTGCCGTGAACAACGGCATGGCGCAGTTCCAGAGCAGCGGAGCCGATAACAAAGGCAACACACAATATGTAGATCAATTCATCAATGCAGTAGCTATGGGCGCGAATGAGGCTGCGACGAATAACGGCGTTAAATTGAGCGATGGCGGCTACAGAATCGCGGTTGAGGTAATCGGCGGCAAGCTGAATGTCGTCGGGGCCGATGGGGTCAAGCGGTCGTTTGAGCCGGATCAGGGCAAGGAAGCATATCAGTACGCGGTGGAATCACTGTTGAAAAGCGGAAAAGCTTGATTTTCACATAATCTGTGTGTAGTATAGGATAACAGGAGCGGCCAATGGGTGTATTCGACATTTTTCCTGAAGCAACTCCCGCGACATCGACGCAGACCTCTGCGCCGTGGGCGGGGGTGCAGCCGTACCTAGTGGACCTGATGAATCAGGCGCGGCTTAATTATCAAAGCGGCGCGGGGCAGAATTATTTCCCCGGCTCTACTGTGGTTCCATTCTCTCCCCAGACCAACACCGCTTTGGGGATGATGGAAAACCGGGCCATGCAGGGCAGCCCTGTGACCCGTTCGGCGCAAACACAGATTACCGATACGCTGGGCGGCAAGTATCTCGACCCCACGCAGAACCCGGCCTATCGTTTCATGGCGGATGATGTGACGAATAAGGTCAATAGCGCGTTCAGCCTTGCTGGCAGGACGGGCAGCCCGGCCCATGCGGGGACGCTTGCGAAGGGCATCATGCAGGGCGGCGCGGGGATGTACGACGCCGAACGGGCAAGGCAGATGCAATCGCTTGGCATGGCTGGCCCTGTAGGCCAGATGGATTTGACGGATGCGCAGCTTATGGCGCAATCCGGCACCGCGAGAGAAGGGCAAGCCAACCAGCAGATACAGGACTTGATGAGCCGCTTTAATTTCTCGCAGCAGGCCCCGAACGCCGCATTGCAGCAATATATGCAGATCGTGCAGGGCATCGGCAATCAGGGCGGGACACAAACCACAACAGATAGGGCGGGCAACAATCCGTTCCTGAACATCCTTAGCGGAGCGGCAACGGGCGGGGGCATAGCTGGGTGGCCGGGTGCTGCTATCGGCGCTGGCTTAGGGCTGTTGGGCTGATGGCGGGACTTCTCTCAAGTCTGGACAATACCCCGACTGAGGATGGCGGGTTATCGCCTCTGAAACAGGCGTTGCTGGCTGCTGGGCAGATGTTTGCACAGGCGAGCGCACAAGGGGCCAGAACAGGTCAGGGCATCACTGCGGGGCTGGGTGCGGGCGGTCAGGCATATCAAGGCGCCATTGAAGGCAAACGCAAGGCGAAGCGCGAGAAAACCAAAGACGATGCAGAGCAGGCATTGATAGCCGAAAAGATGGCGGAGATTGAGCGCACGAAGGCGCAGGCCGCGCAGTTGATGCAGTTTCTTGGGCCTGTGGACACGGGCGCGGCAACTGGCGGCATTTTAGGCATATCCCCACAAGAGCGCGCGCTGTATCTGGCGATGGACCCCGGAGACGCGACAAAGGCCATTCTGGACAGGGTGAAGCCTGCCGATCCTCAAAGCGGCGCGGGGAAGCTTGCATTCGATCTGGCGCGGGGCCTCATTACGAAGCAAGATTATGACGCGCTTATTAAAAAGCAGACATACATTGCTCCGACTGAGGGAGCGGGGGGGCAACAGCTAAAGCTTATCCCCCAGGGCGACATGTTGATTCCACAAAATTATGATCCTTCAGCAGGGACGCTTTCTCCAATACCCGGCGCGCAGCCCGCCCCAAGATCAGCAACCGCATCTGCTTCTGGCAAGCCGTTACCGACGCCCGCGATAAACAAGCTTACCGATATGGGCGCTGTTGCTGAAAGCTCATCCAGGTTTGCGCAAACATTCAGGCCCGAATATGGCGGCCATACGGCGCTTGGTGATTTAAGTAACACCGCTGGCCGAATGTTGGGCGACGAAACGGGGCAATCGCAGTGGTGGCAGGATTACACTCTACACGCATCGACAGTCCGCAACAAGTTGTTTGGTTCGGCGCTGACCGCAACGGAAGTTGCAGAATGGGACAAGAGTACCATAAGCCCGCGAATGGAGCCGGGGCAGATAGCAAAAAACCTTGCCCGACGGGAAAAAATAGAGCGCAAGGGGCTGGCAAGGCAGGTAAAGACCTACGCAACCGGCAGATATATCCCGGAGCAGATTGAGGCGGCGACGGGCATGTCGGTAGATGATGCGGACGCTATACTAAGCGGAAAAGACACTGCTGCACCTGTAGATGCTCAGGGCGGCATTAAATTCCTGGGGTTTGAATAATGCCCATTGCCAAGGTCCAGATGCCAGACGGCAGGATAGGCCGCTTTGAAGTGCCGGAAGGTACGACAGAACAGCAGGTTCTGGATTTTATCCAGTCCTCTGATCCCGCACCGGATGCAGCCAAGCCGCCGCTTGCATGGTCAGATGTTCCAATGAAGGCGATAGGAAATCTCCCCGGTAGTTTCGGCAACCTTGTTAAAAACACGGTTGCGCCTATCATTTCGCCTGTGGAAACCGGCAAGGCGTTATATTCAGCGGCGTCTGGCGCGGCAAAGAATATCGCGTCGCCACTATTCCCTGTAAAGCCGGGGGACAAGGATGTTGAAACGGCTAACGCTGTCGGAAAATTCTTCATGGACCGTTACGGCAGTGAAGAAGGCTGGAAAAAAGCCATAGCGGAAGACCCAGCAGGGGTTCTTGCCGATATATCGACGGTGCTTTCAATGGGCGGCGGTCTTGCGGCGAAATTGCCGGGGACGGCTGGCGCGGCGGGTGGCGCGGTGAAAACCGCTGGGCAGGCCATGAACCCCATATCGCTTGCATTCAGGGGGGCCGATAAGCTTGCCAGCAAAGTGGTTGAGCCGGTCGTTTCAAACGCGCTTGGGGTTACTACCGGGGCCGGTGCATCTGCTATCCGTGAGGCGGCTAAAGCGGGGGTAAATGGCGGCGATCAGCTTGACGCTCTGACTTCCCAGATGCGCGGCACGGCCCCGATAGAGGACGTTGTAAGCGAAGCCAAAACCGCCGTCAATGTGATGAAACAGCAGCGCGGAGAGGCTTACCGTGCGTCATCAGCATGGAAGGCGGACCCGGCAAAGCTACAGTTTGCGCCGGTTGAAAGGGCGTATGTAAAACTGTTTGAATCCATGTCTATCAATGGCGATACCGGGCATATGAAGGTTGGCGCTGACACGACAAGGAAACTGAACGAAATCGGGCAAGTGCTAAACGAATGGAAGGCCGACCCGGCGCTGCATACAGTTGAGGGGTTCGACGCTCTGAAACAGCGGATTGATGATTTAATGCCGCCACGCACGGACGCCGGGCAATCTGGCCGCGCCGTTACTGCAATGCGCAACGCTGTTAAAGACACCATTGTCAAGCAGGCTCCGGCTTACGCAAAGACCATGCGGGAATATGAAGTAGCATCTGAATTGATAAAGGATGTTGAGTCGTCATTGTCCCTTGGCAAAAAAGCCAATGTAGATACCGCGCTGCGCAAACTGCAATCAGTCATGCGGAATAACGCCAATACGAATTACGGGCGCAGGGCGCAGTTGGGGCAAACGCTTGTTGATGCTGGCGCGGAAACCCTCATGCCCAAAATAGCCGGGCAGATGCTGAGCAGTGCAACGCCGCGAGGATTGCAGGCGCTTGGGGCGTCCGGGGCGGGCGTTACTGCGCTTATGACAAACCCCTCATATCTGCCGGGTCTGGCATTCGCGTCCCCGCGCATTGTTGGTGAGGGTGCTTTATTGGCTGGCAAGGCGGCGCGGCCTGTCAAAGGGCTGCTGGACGCGATTGACCCTGTAATTCCGCCCACAGACGTTGCGGCGCTTCTCTACCAGTCTGGCAGGTTGAAAGAACAGTCCGAGCCGCTACGGGTTGACGTAAAGAACAGGAGAAAAGGCCGTGAGTGAAATTTATAGTTGGAGTGAGACGGCGGCGAGCAATAACTCCGCCGTGCCGAACGGCTGGCCAGAGGGTCAGTTACCCTCCACGGTGAACGATTGCGCCCGTGAGATGATGGCGGCGCTCAATCGCGACTGGAACCGCTCTCACGTCACCATATCATCCACCGGCTCGGCCAATGCGTATGTGCTGACCTACTCTAATGCGCCGACACTGACGCATGGGATGATATTCTCGTTCAAGGCGAACTTCGCGAACACCGGGACGGCGACGGCGAACGTCAATTCTCTGGGCGCGGTATCAATTGTCCTAGTAGACGGCGCATCAGCGCTTACAACCGGAGATATTCTGGTTAATCAACACGTTGTTCTGAGTTACGATAGCGCGCTCGGAAAAATGGTGATGCTCAGCCCGCGCGGGTCAGCGGCAGGGCCAGTTGGCGATCATGCTGTTGTTGTCCATACAGGGAACGGCCACGGCTCCACAAACAACAAAATCCGTCGTTTCACGACAACAATGACAAACACAGGCACGGCAATCACGTATGCAGACAGCGCCGCTAACGGTGGGTCTTTTACGATCAACGAAACCGGCTTTTACGCAATTATTTATCGTGATTTCTATAGCGCTGCGAATGCGCAATACGGGGTCACAGTAAATTCCGCGCAGCTAACGACGACGATTACTTCGACCGCAGTAGCAAACCGACTGGGCGCTGTGGGAGAGTCAGCGGGCGTAGCTGCCAATTTTTCCTGCGTTGAAAGATTTACCGCAGGGGATGTTATTCGGGCGCACACGAGCGGCACACCTGATGGTGCCACTGATCTGGTTAAATTCTCAATACGAAAAGTTGGCAACACATAATGACTCCGGCAGAGAAACAGATCACGAAAACGTGAACAGGCGTTAACCAAATGACTGGACCGGCTGCAACCATATCCTATCTGCCAAGCAATCACGCTGGTGGACAGGGAGCAAGCAAATGACACCTAACGAAAAGCAGATCACGCAAATCTACATAGGATATTTCGACCGTGCGGCTGACCGTGACGGCTTTAATTTCTGGCTGGCGCAGGCCAATGCTGGCGCGGCCATAGTAGATATTGCCTACTCATTTTCCCTTGGATCAGAATATCTCTCTATCTATGGGGGGCTATCGCATGGCGAGCTTGTGGATAAGATTTATGCTCATTTGTTTAATCGTGCGCCTGATCTGGAGGGGCGATCCTATTGGTTGAACGAACTGGCGAACGGCAAGCCCACGGCAAGGCTTCTGATCGACATCATATCCGGCGCGCAGGGCAATGATAAGATTATTCTGGAGAACGCCGCCATTGTGGCCAGGGATTGGACAGATCGCTCGCCAGCGGCCTTTACGATAGCAGACGCACAGAATGCCATAGCCTCTATCAATGAGGTCCAGCCGGTCACGGGAAACGGCCTGACGGTCAATATAACCGACGCCGCCTTGTTGCCATGGCAGAACGAGATTGGCGCTGCAATGAAGGCCGCATGGGGACAGTGGGAACTGCATTTCGACAATGTGTCCCAGATACAAATCGACGTGGACTACCACCCTATTCCGGGCGGAGGCCAGATCGCGTCCGCCGCGCCGGGCATGGAAGTAGTCACGGCATCCGGTTACACGCAATCCGGCGTGGCGCAGGAAATCATCACCGGCATGGACCCGAACGGCAACATGGCGGATGGTTTTATCAACCTTCATATGACGCCGGACGAACTGGCTTCCTACGCCCCGATCACCACGGTCATGGCGCATGAGATAGGCCACCTGATCGCATACCGGACACAGATCAATAACGCCAATGCCGAACACCTCACCAACTATGACGGCTTTATCAGCGCGGAGGGCGGAGTGCTTTCATTCAATGGCCCGAACGCAGTCGCAGCTTATGGCGGGCCGGTTCCCATCCATCGCATCGGCGCGTTTAACAATTACGCCCACGTAGATGACGGAAATCTGTTGATGTATCCGTATGTTAGCTTATACGATTTCAAGATGCCCGGCATCGTTGATTTTGGGGTAATCGCGGATATGGGAATAACGGTAACATAGGAGTGATCAAATGAGATACGCAATCCCCGTTCTGGCCCTGCTGGCCCTGTCAGCATGCAGTACATATCCCGGAAGCCCCCAAAACTACGCTGGCATCAATCACGGGGAATTTCATATTGACCCGAAAACCGGCGCGGTGGATATTACCGTGACTGGCGGCAAGGACGGCGAAAACGTGGCATTCACGATAAAGGGGCCGAACGGGCTAGACGCCACATACACAGCCACGAAGGTTGATGCAGCAGCCGCACAGGCCCAGGCATCGGCTGCAAATGCAGCAATCATGGAGCGTCTGGCCACCAGCGCCGACAAGCTGATTGATAAAATCCCGTGAGCGAGGGCAATGACAGGGACATGCACCAACTGCTGGGAGCGCTCAAGCGGGACATGGAAAGCAGCATTTCGCAACGCACCGACCTGTTTGTGCTTGTACGCGACGTGGGGATTCAGGTGGCGACATTGGTTTCAGAACTGAAAGCGCACATGGACAAGGAGGACAGCCTTGAGGCCAGCCACAGCAAGCTGACTGATCGCGTGACCAAGATAGAGCGCGACCAGAGCAAGATTGCCGGGGCGTTCGCGCTGATCGCCGCCAGCATGGGCGGGACGTGGGGCAAGATAACGGGGTGGTTTTGATGACTACAATCGCATACCGAGACGGCGTATTGGCCGCTGACACGTTGCTAAACGCCATTGCGGGACACGACCGTGTTACCAAGCTAAAGCGACGGGGGAATGCCGTTTACGGTGTAGCTGGCGTTCTTGTCGATTGCGAAGCCCTTGCTGATTGGTATTTCGGCCCCAGAAACGCCCCGCCTAAATATTTCCTGATCGGCGACGAAAGACCTTCCGCGCAGATTATCGTCATACACGATGACGGCAAGGTCTATAGCTCCGGATGGGGAGGACACGCCGTTGAGGTCACTAGCTATGTTGCTATAGGCAGTGGATCGGAATATGCGGTCGGGGCCATGTACATGGGCGCAGACGCGATTCATGCTGTTCAGGCCGCCATGCGCCACGACACTGACACTGGCGGCGAGATAGACTGGGCGGGCGTCGGTCACGAAGTGTCACGGTATTCAAATGATTAACCAAACAGGAGATAGTAGAGCATGAAATCTTTTCGTAAGCGTCCGGTTGTAATTCAGGCATACCAGCATTTAGGAGATGCGCTAATAACAATCTCCACCCTTGAGGGTGATATGCATGCGATGCCCGGAGACTGGATCATAACCGGGATTAAAGGTGAAAAGTATCCATGCAAGCCGGATATTTTCGAGGCCACATATGAGCCTGTAGATGACTAGCCCCCCCAGAAAAATACCGGACTGCCACGACATGGATGTTCTCGCCAAGACCATATACGGAGAGGCCCAAGGCGAAGGCAATCTTGGCCGGGAAGCCGTGGGATGCACGGTCATTAATCGCTGGAGGTCTGGCAAGTGGTTTAACGGCTACGACACCAACAATGACGGCATGGAAAGCATCGCGGAAGTCTGCCAGCAGATCGTGCCGAAATCCAAATGGCATCAATATTCTTGTTGGAACGCCGACAATCCAAAGCTGGCCGAAATCAACGCCTGCAATTTATACAATGCGGTATTCCGGGAATGCGTGACAATCGCCATGCTGGTGATAGCCAATTCGTCCGATCAGCGGTGGGCGGCACGGGACAAGAGCGGCGGGGCTACTCATTATCATGCGGATTACATCGCGACGCCGGTATGGGCTGCGGGTAAAAAGCCCTGCGCCATCATTGGCAGACATCGTTTCTTTGCGAATATAGCATGAAAAACGGGAGATACAATTTCCCCCCGGACTACAAGCCCAGCCAGCACATGCTTGATGAAGTTGGCATGGATTTTGACGGAGACCTTGGCGGGCTAAAAAAGGACGTTCCGCCCCGGCGCAAACGGCTGAATCCTGCGTGGCTATGGTTGCTTTTTGCGCCGTTTCTGTTATTATTCTGGGCAGACCCGGCTTATGCGTTCATGTTGATATTTGGCATGGCGATAGGCGCGGTGGGCATACTGATATTGGATACGTAAACAGGAGATCACCATGACCAAGCTAATCAGAATCGAAAATGCCGACACCTCAGACTACAAAGTCAGGGTGTCTGTCTTTGACCGTAATACGGCGGAGGATGGCGCGCCAGGCTACCTTGCAGAAGTGCACACGCTGGCTCTCCCATGCCAGATGAAGGACATTTACATTCACACAGGCAGATACGTTGTTATTGAAGAGTATAAACACGAACAGGAGATTCCATCATGAATGAAATACTCGGATTGATCCGTCATGCGCTGACCACTGGCGGCGGCTACCTTGTCGCCAACGGAATGATAGGATCAAGCGACATGGAGACGCTGGTGGGCGGGCTTATGGCCGTTCTGGGCGTGTGCTGGTCGTTGTACGACAAGCGACTGAGCGCGTGACGATAACGCGCCGCACACCATCGCTTCCGGTATATTCAATCAGCACGTCCGGGCGGCATCCGCACTGATTGGAATCGTAATGCGTCGATACTTCATCGCGCCATGACCGCGCACGATGCACTAGCCGGATAACTGTGCTGGCTTCATTCGGGCGTATGTCCATCTATCCTTCAATTTGGGCGGCGCTGCAATTTTTCCGTTAACTTTTAAGCGGCCCGGACCTTGCCTATGCGCACCCCGGTAGTACCAGTTGGGACAGTGTGCGTTAAGGATTGCAGCATTTACGGCACCCGCCCGGATGCCAAGAAAGGAAGTGGCCGCCCCAATTCAAGAATTATTGATCAATTAGAGCCATTGGCACCCCGGCAAGTGAATATACCTCATACGTTAGTGCATCCCTATCGATCCCTGGCAGCACATTCTGAATGACATAGTCAACAGATTTTGTGAAGAACGCTGCGAACGTGTCCTGATCCATGGCTGAAAACGATATGGATTTCGGGATAGTATAAAACCCGCCGTCCGGCAATTCAACAATCTTTGTATGGCCCGTGCCCAGCTTGATCACGTCCAGCAGGTTGTCCACGGAACAATTGTCGATATTGTCAGACACGATTTTCAGCAGGCTAAAAAATAATCGGTGGAATCGCTGCGACCGTGGCCTTACAACATCCACATCGATAACGTCACCGGGCTTTATCTTGCGCGCCCATGCTTCCGCCTCGTCTGTTGCCGGGGCCAGCTTGCCGTCATAGGCAATGAATGCCAATTTCATCTGATCGCATATCCCTTGTGGGCCAGAGAGAACGTCAATTCCAGCATTTCTTTGTCGGGCACGTTGTAGCAAAGCGTCATATCGCCAACGGTCATAACCAGATTGGCGGATCGCGAAGCTGGTGTATTTGGCATAACATTATCGGCCAGTCTGGCTTTGGTTTTTCTGATAATGTCAGTGTGCGGCGGCAAGTTTTTCGGCAATGTAAATTTAATGATGCGGTTCCCTACATAAAGCGGAAGCCCGCCGTCTCCAAAAACCAGCGATCCATGCTTGGGGTACCCCTTTACCGTGTCAAACAGAAACCGCCCGCGAAACATACCGAAACGATTAGATGAAGTCGCGCCACGGGGATCATGTTTTATCGTCGCGGTCTCCCCGTCAACGCTCATAGCGATACGCACCAAGTCTAAGTCGGGGCCGTGATGGCCGGTAAGCTGAGACGCAACAGCACTATCAAAGCTAACATTGACGCCGCTGCTTGTGCTTGAGATTAAAACCTTCATTGCTGTTTTTCCTTCCATTTCAAGTAACGTACCCTGGCAACCGTTATAGCCGTTTGCACACCATGCAGAGGCGGAAGACCATAAGTCCGCCCCCAGAAAGCCGCTTCGCCGCCGCCTTGATCTGCGTGGCATTTTGCGCACAGCGGAAGCGTCCGGTCATCCCCAGGTTTCCGCCCCATGCCGCCACCGTGGCCGTGGCGAATGTGTGCGCCAACCACCGTACCGTCACGCACACCGCAGGCACAGCAGCTTGCGTCACGGTATGAGTTGAGGTACTTGCGGTCCCTGATTGGCTTGATTTTCTGCATCACCAAGGAACGCGGTCACTGTCAAGGTCATCGGCTGGCGCGTCATCCCAATCGGCGACCTGCTTTTCAGCGTAGTTCCCGCCACTAGCCGCAGCCCCGGAGGGCTTGCTGTCCAGCAGCACAAGTTCGGCGTTAAACCCCTGTAAAACAACCTCAGTCGAATAGCGGTCAGCGCCGGTTTTGTCGGTCCATTTTCTCGTGGTGAGTTTTCCGGCTACGTAGCATTTCGAGCCTTTGCGGAGATACGACGCGGCTACCTTGCAAAGCCCTTCCGAGAAGATCACGATGTTGACAAACTCCGCCTTGTCGCGCCATTCCCCGGACGCCTTATCTTTCCAGCGTTCATTGCAGGCCAGCGAAAAGCTGACAATCTGCCGGCCATCCTGTGTTTGACGCACTTCCGGGTCGCGGGTAAGGTTGCCAATACCGATCCAGCGATTTACACTTCCACTCATATTTCAAACTCCATTCATTACGTTATATGCCAGCACCGCGAGAGCGCCGACAGCTACAGAAGCCAAAAACAGCAAGAACAATTCAATCGCCTCGAGTTTGCGAGAAATTGCAGGCGGGAGATCATTTATCCGCCGATCAACAAGTGCGCGCACAACTGACGCCCGATCCAAAGCTGTGTGGAGTTCAGGCCATGCGGAAACTTCTTTATCGCGGTTCTTCATGTAAATAGCCCGTGCCAGCGCCTCATTCAGCCGTCGCATGGTGGACGCCTTGAGGGTGGGATACTGGCCCCTCTCGACGCCATTAATAAAGTTGGGGTGAACCCCGATCTTGCCGGTCCTTCCCTCCATTGCCATGCCCACCTCCGCCTGGGTGAGCTTCGCAGCCCTCCGCCGCGCGCGAAAATCAGCGCGGAACGCTTTCGAGTTATGGTTCAGGCTGTCAGACATTTTTCACCTCCGAAAATGGGTTAATTTCGCCCTGACGCTCCGCCACGGCATTCATAATTGATTTGTAAACGTCTGGATGCGCGCCGTTGATTTGAGTCAACGCCTGATACTGTTCATTGAGGGCGTCCTCAATTTCCACTTCGCCGGTTGTCATGGTTATGCGCTTGAGAAATACGTCACGCCATAGGCCTGGGTACGCTTGCGCCAGACGGTAAATCCCTGACTTGTTTGACACGAAATACTTCTGCATCTGCCGCGCCGTGGTAAGCATCGACAAGTCATCAATGGCCTTTTTTGCAAACTGCGAAGCCAGTTCCTCTGGGGCGGCAACATGTGCTTTGGGGGCGGGTGTCGGTAGCTGCTGTCCGGTGCGATTGTTAGTTGTATTCGGGCTGGGGTGTGGCGTTGCGTCCACCCCCATACCCTTCAATTCATCCACATCATACAGGTCGCCCTTGTGCCAAAGGTCCAGCGCCGCGCCAAAGCGTAGGGCGGCGTTTCTGAGCGCATCCCCAATTATTTCCTTGATGGCGTCGCCGCCTATTTTGCCGTCCGCATGGCCGTACCCTATCCGCGTCATGCCGCAAATTGTAAGCCGTATCCACATGCCACCGTGCTGATCAATCAGGGGCGCGCCGTCCGGTGTCAGCGCCATAGGCTCCCATGACCAGTGCGGATCAACCTGTAGAAGCCGCTTGGTCAGAGCCGCATGGCCCACGTAATCCAGATGGACGACCTTGGGGTGATGCCATGCGCCGCAAATATCGCAGCGCACCCCCTCTTTGAAATTGGCCTTAACCGCGTCAGTCTGCGCTTTCGTTGGTTTTGGCAGCTTCCCAACTTCATGCGCATCAAACGGCACCATTAACAATGCCAGCCCTGTTGGCGCGTCTTTCACTTCGTTACTCAATGTGCTTCCTCCCTGATTTCAAACCCATCAACATTACGCTTCCCGGCTTTAACATCGGCATTCACCAGCTTCTGTATGAACGCCTCCATTTCCGGCCTGTGATGCAGCCAGCAATATGCCGCCGCCTTCGAGCCATTAACAAGCACGGCCTTCCATGTCTTGCTAACGGTCTTGCGCCCTCCCACAGCAGCCGGCGTCGCCTTCGCCAGCGCAATCGCCTTGTACTCGGCCCTCTTGGCTTCTTCCAAAACGGCTTCGGCCACCTCTCTGGCTACAATATCGCCACGACTGGCCTGCATGGCTTCCAATGCCTCACGGCGCACCCTGTCGGCCTCTCTACGGGCCTGTAGAGCCTGTTCATCAAGGATGGCCTGTTTCTTCTTGAGCCACTTGTCACGGGCGACCTTAGCGGCCTTTAGCGCCCTATCGACATTATCCAGTGCGGGATTGTATAGCGCCTGAATTTCAGCCTTCGCCTTGTTGAGTGGGGCAACCTTTTCTTCGCACTCTGCATCACACGCCTTGCCGGCGGCCCGCAGCAGGTCCATGAGCGCCCCCAGACCTTCCGCCTGAGCGTCGGTTTCGATGTCCGTGCCGTCAATCCACGCTGCGGCCTCAACGTATAGGTCGTCTATGGTTTGAAAAACATCCTTAGGGGGGTTGTTTGCGCCTAGGCCGTGTCGCTCGATTGCATCACTCATTGGGAACTCCCATCGTTAGGTTTCTTTGACGCTATCCATTTGGACATCTCATGCCTTGACTTATCCAGAAGCTCAAGCGCATACCGCATACCGTCCGCATACCCTGACTGGTAAGCCTCAATGACCGCACGGTTAACTTCGCCTACAGGCGGGATGAGAACATACTTCATTCTTTCCCCCTTTTGCGCATATCAGCCCGCGCCTCCAAAATCATCTGCGTCATCACTAGACAGAGGAATACGGCAAAAACCGACCCGGCCAAAAGCCACACGCCGACAAAGACATTCCAAAGCACGTTAATCATTCCTTGCCCCTTTTCAGCGGGTCCATGCCTGTTTGCCCGTGGCCCAAGCATTTAGGGCGCCATTGCGGCTTGAGCGTGTCGTCGTTAGTCATTGGTCATCCTCCTGTGTGGGGATGGGCGGGTATGGCAGCCAGTGCGTTGGTCCAGCACCATGTTTTGCCAAGTCGTAATCGTCCGATTCAACCGGGTCGCCGAAATATGTGTCGGAATAGTCGGCCCAATAAGCAACCGACTCCGGGTGAGTGGATTCCTTCGCCTCAGTTATTCGCCGGTTGGTTTTCCAACACAGCAACCGCACTTCCTCATCGCCAGCCCGGCAGCACAGAACCAAAGAACCGTTCCTGGGCGCACTCTCGATGTCCAGCCATTCAGTCATCGCCTCACTTCCTGTTTGCTGTTTCAACTATCATCAAAATAATCATCATTAATTCGCTTGTCAACACAAAAAACACTTGACGCGGATTATTTTATGATTAAATGTGCTGATAACAGAAACAGGAGTGCGTTTGAATGAAAGAGATTAAGTGCGCCGGCCTTGAAGTGTCGGCTGCTATTTACCTAGTTGGCGCAACGCTGACGGATAGCACATATGTGACGGTGATGTGTGGCTTGGCCGCGCTCGCCTGCCTCATTTCAATTGTATATATCAGTGAGAGGTCAGAATGAATTTAACAATCAAGTCAATCGTTCGCTACCTTGGCGGGCCAACGCTAATTTCCAAGCGTCTGGCTGAAAAGGGCGAAAACATTTCACCATCGGCAGTGAGCAAGTGGGGGCACCTTAAAAACATCCCAATCAAATACTGGCCGCATCTAATTGAAATGGGGGCCGATCTGCGCCCATTGACCAATGACGACCTGGTGGCGGCACATACGAGGGCAAAATGATTCGCAAAACACATCTTCGCTGCGAGTGCGGACGCGCATACCCCAAAAAACTAATGGCACAAGCCTTCTGGACGCCAGCAGCCGATGCAGAATTGATGCGGCTCCGCGATCAGGGGCTGCCATACAGGACGCTGGCGATAGAGATTAACAAGCGCCACGCGATAAAGGTTACGACAGATCAGGTGTATTACCGGCATCTGGCGCTGTGCGAGGGCGTTAGTGCGGCCCGGACACCGATGGGGCGTTCACGGCCAAAACCATCCGCTCCGGTGGCGTTAAAAAAGCCCCGGCTAAACTATGTGACAAAGCCGGAACCTGAGCCAGTCATGGCCGTTCGGCATTCCAATAGCTGCGCCGATGCCTTATGCACAAGGCAACGGGCGAACGGCTACGATAAATGTCTGGGGCACTTGCCGCCGCTGGAAATAACCAAGGGAGAAACAGTATGAAACCAGACTTTCAAATACCGGGATACCTGAACCGCTGGCACCTGATACCGCGAAACAAATGGTTCAATGTTTACCTGCATCAGTTTATCGGGCCTGACACCGGCACCGCGTGGCATGACCACCCATGGTGGAACCTGACCATAAAACTGCGTGGCGATTATGTGGAGACGGGTAATGGTGTCCGCAGGATGCTGGATGAGCGTGTAATTTTGCGTCGGCCAACATCCGCACACAAAATTGTTGACATTGACGCGCCGTGCTGGACGCTGTTCATCACCGGGCCGGTCGTGCGCGACTGGGGCTTCTGGGTTGATGGCAAATGGGTGAAACACACGGATTATCTGGACCCCATCCATGACGGTGAAATGCCATCGCCTCCCCCAAAAATGAGTGCGATAACCAAGGCGCGGCTGATGGGGGCACATGTTGCATTCGCTGGAAGGTTCACAAGGGGGCCGCGATGAATGCGGCAATATCCTTAACGCTCGTGGTGATCGGTGTGCTGCTGTTCTGCGCGGTGTCCGGCTACGTGATCCGCAATGATTGAAATCCGGCGCAGCGATGCGTCAGATCGCGGCTGGTTACGCCCTGTGGCTGGCCGCGCCGTTTCTCCCTGTAAACTTGGCCCTGCGCGGTTAACTCCGCGTGGGGCGATCTTTTAGGAGTTGAATATGGCAAGGATCGAAACGCTGGCTGATGGGGTAACTCTCCTGCTTGGCGACTGCATGGATATTTTGCCCGGATTGCCAAAGCATGACGCGCTGGTGACTGACCCGCCTTATGGGATTAATTACCAATCATCTCTAACCGGGTTAGGGGCGCAAAAATTTGACAAGATAATTGGCGACATTGCAGAAATTGACCTATCCCTTATTCTAAATCTCCAAATTCCAATTTTGGTATTTGGAGCTAATAACTTTCCGGCGCAGCTTCCCCAGCGGGGCCGGTGGTTATGCTGGGATAAGCGCACGATTGACGGCGCTTCGGATGCAATGCTGGGATCACCCTTTGAGTTGGCGTGGTCTAACAAAAAAAGTGGGTATGATAAGATTGTTCGCATTTTACACGGCGGCGTCGTCAATGCGGATGGCAAAGGCTTGCGCGTTCACCCTACACAGAAGCCTGTTGGCTTGATGAAGGCATGCATAGAATGGGTGGCAAATGACGCCAAAACCATCATGGACCCGTTCATGGGCAGCGGCACAACCGGCGTTGCAGCCGTACAGATGGGGCGCAAGTTCACCGGCATTGAGATTTCAGAGCGTTACTTTGACATCTCCTGTAAAAGAGTTGAACAGGCTCTAGCCCAGCCAGATATGTTTATAAATGCCCCCGTTAGCGCACCGGCGCAGGGGTTTTTGGAGGATTTATGACCAAGAAGCCGAAGCTACTGCCCTGCGTTTGCGGCGGGACGCCCCACAACCATAAATATCCGGGCGTTACACAAAAGTGGGTGGGATGCGCATCATGCGTTATCGAGGTTATAGCGTTAACGCCTGGCCATGCGGCGATCATGTGGAACGCATCAATGAAAGCGCTCACGGAGGCGAAAAATGCCGACGTTGATTAAGCCGAAGCAGGCAGAAGTCGATTTCTGGGAGATTGTTGAACATGAAAAACAGGCAATCCGTGTCCGGGTGTCTGGCAGCTTTTCCATATCCGACCCGAAAAAGCTGGGCGAATATATCGACAGGCTAAAAAGAGCGCATGCGTATCTAAAATCACAAGGCAAGGGGAAACAAAAATGACTTTCCGTGCATCGGGTGCATCAACAGGTAGGCGGGCCAAACCGCAAAGGTTTTGTCTCGAATGTATGCAAGCGGCATTGCCGGAAACAATTGGAGAGGGACGATGATTACTATTGAATTAACAGAATATCGTCTAAAAGAATTACTGCACTATGACCAAGATACGGGCATATTTACGCGATTAATTCAAATGTCTAGTAACGCAAAAGCTGGCGACAGAGCCGGGTCGTTTCATGTCGATGGTTATTTATGTATTAGCATAGACGGGAAAAAGTATAGGTCTCACAGGCTGGCGTGGTTTTACATGACCGGCGATTGGCCAACATCGGATATTGATCACATCAATGGCGTCAGAAGTGATAACCGGTTCGTTAATTTACGGCAGGCCACAAAGCCCCAAAACAATCAAAATTGCGCATTTTATAAAAATAACAAATCTGGTTTTAGAGGTGTTTACTATTCCCCCGGCGGCAGAAAGAAAAAATGGCACGCCTGTATAAGGATCTCAGGGCGCACTAAGTTTATTGGTTATTTCGCAAGCCGCGAAGACGCCCACGCCGCATATTTAGCGGCTAAAGCGAAATATCACCCATTTCAGCCTGTGCCGAGAGAGGTTTTGATCATGGAGGCAACATTATGAAATCATTCCGCGCATCCGGCGCATCTACAGGGCGCAAAGCAAAGGCGCAACGCTTCTGTCTGCGCTGCGAAGAACCTGTTTTGGGCATAGGCAAAAACTGCGACATATGCGGGAAGCCAGCGGAAAAATTCGACAGCAAGGCGGAATACAATCACTTCCACAAGCTGAAATTGCGCGAAAGGGCCGGTGAGATATTCGGCCTGCGCTGCCATCCCAAATTCGAATTGAACGTGCGCCCCAATGATTATAACGGGCATGAGGGGGTGCACGTTTGTTACTACAGCCCTGATTTCAGCTATTCGGTCAAGGACGCCTATCACCCAGGGGGCGTTGCCGTGCACGAAGACGTGAAACCTGGAAAGCTGGTGAAGTCCGGCAAGATGAAGGGGCAGAAGAAGCCCGTAATGACCGCCGACGCTGCGCTAAAGATCAAGCTGTTCCAAGCCCTTTATGGGGTGAAGGTAAACATCATTTGTTGAACACGAAGCGATACAGGGTAACATCAAGCAATATAACCGTAAACGGCTCGCGCGTCACGTCCAAAAGCCCTGCATGGCTGGGGCTGGATATGAGCAAGGCCGAACCGCGACAGCAAAGCACGATGATGCTGTTTGCTGTTGGCGCACACGCCCCGATTGATGTTCATCTGAGCGTTCCGTTTCAGCACGCTGGCGACACGGTAGATTCGGGATGTTTCTACCGTGTCCGGCCAAAAATGGAAATTGGCGAGAAATGGCAGGGGAAAACTGTGGGATCGGTTGCGTTTGAGCGCTGGGATGGTGAGTGGTTTATCGCGGTTAGATTTTGTTGATCTGCGCGCCGTGGGCCGTTTATGCGCCGCGCGCGCGGCGCGCTTCTTAGGGACACTGGGGAGCGGCCCCCGCATACGCAGTAACCGCTCAACCTGCGACACGGGCGCAGTCCCAGTGTGAGAGGATCATACGATATTGCTTGTCGCCGCGCAACGCATGAATCCGGCCTCGCCATGCCTTTGATTCCGCTTGCCTGACACCAAAAAATATTTGACTTAGGTCACATTTATGGGTAATTTATATCCGCGCATGACTGATCATCGTGCTTTGGGGGGATGGGTGAAAACGGAGTTGTTCCCGTCAAGCCGCCCCCCGCCCCTTCCCGCCAGGGAATGAACAACAGGAGGCCGCCATTAATTACTACAAACACCACCTTGGTGATTACGAAACCCGCACCCGCCATTTAAGCCTGGCCGAGCATGGCGCGTACCGCCAGCTTATGGACGCTTACTACGCCACTGAAGAGCCTTTGCCGCTCGACATAAACCGCATCTGCAAGATGATCAGGGTCTCAAACAGGACAGAAAAGCGACACGTTCTTGCAATTATCGTGCAGTTTTTTGAACAAAGTCCTGACGGCTTCCGGCATCACAGAATTGATCGTGAAATCGCAGTCTATCGCGAAAAAGCCTTAATAAACAAGGGCAATGCCAAGCGAACCGCTAAGCGAAACGAGAGCCAACCGCTAAGCGAAACGGCAACCAAGCCAGTAACCACTAACCAAGAACCAATAACCAATATACATATTATAGGCCCGACTAGCGTCGGCGAAAGCCCCCGCTTGAAAAGGAAAAGCAGGCTGGCCCCGGAATGGGAGATTGAGGAAGATGACCCAAACCACCTGTACTGCAAGGCCAAGGGCATGACGTGGGCGGAAATGGAAGTCGAAGAGGAAAAATTCAAAAACCATCACACAGCGAAGGGTAACGTCATGCTGGACTGGAACGCAGCATGGCGGACCTGGGTTAACAACTGGCTGACATACAGGAGGGGGGATTATGGCAAGGCGCAAGGACGGTGAAGAAACACGGGTTGATTGCGATGCGGTGGACCGTGACCATGACTGGCAGGCCATCTATGCAAAACTGCGCACGGCCATAGGGGACCATCACGCCTATAACTGGTTCGGGCATTGCCGGTATCTGTCCTGCCATGACGGCATGATCCGGCTGGAGCATTGGTGCGCCTTCGCCGCGAAGGAATCACTGGCCCGGCACGGTTATGAACTCTGCAAAGCCGCGAACGTCCTGAACGCGGCTATCAGGTTCAATGGCGGCACGGTCCCACACGGCTGTACAGCCCGAAAATCAGACGGCTATGCGCAATACACCATGCCCGGCCCGGTATCGGCGTCAACAGCGGAATATCGCATGCGGGTAATAAATGATGCGCTGAACGGTGTTAGGGTGCCTACAGGAAGCCGTCAGTGTCGCACTGACGGCGATTGAGGGTGTGGCATGTATCATTTAGTGGAAAACGGCCTACGGGCCTCTGGTGAAGGAATTTGGGCATGGACAAAATGTGGTGCAAGGTAACATGGCTATGGCCAACATGGCTATGGCCGTGCGCGCCTGATGATCTGTGGAGTCACCTCCCGGGTGACATTGGGGGCTTTAATCTGCCATCCGGGGAGATTATTTATCGGGGCGGAGAGAGGCCAATATCCACAAAGCCGGTCAAGGTTGCGGGGATGCAATGTGAGTATGAAATGTTATGACTAAAATCGAATGGACGCGAAATGACGATGGGACGGAAGGCAAGGCCTGGAATCCGATTGCAGGGTGCAGCGTCGTTTCGCCCGGCTGCACAAACTGCTACGCAATGCGTATGGCGGGTCGGATTGAAAAAATGCTGCCTGATAGCCATTACGGCGGCCTGACGAAGACTGTAAACGGGAATCCTGTCTGGACAGGTAAGATCGCCCGCGCACCGGATCACATTTTCAATGCGCCGCTCAAGTGGCGGAATCCGACGCGGGTGTTTGTAAACAGCATGTCCGACCTGTTTCACGAAGATGTGCCGGATAACTGGATATATGATGTTTTTGAAATTATGGCTGGCGAATCGGGGCATCAATTCCAAATTTTAACCAAGCGCCCCGAAATAGCGTTGTCAATCAATCATTGGCTTGAGTGGCGTCCGAACATATGGCTGGGCGTCAGCGTCGAGAGCGCCGACCATACACACCGAATTGATACGCTCAGAAAAACGAGCGCCGCAATCAAATTTCTGTCGCTGGAGCCGCTGTTAGGCCCATTGCCAGGCCTGAATCTTGATCGAATTGATTGGGTCATCGTTGGCGGTGAATCCGGCCCCGGCAAGCGCCCGGTAAATATCGACTGGATGCGGGATATCAGGGACCAATGCAAAGCGGCCGGCGTCCCGCTGTTTGTGAAACAGATAGACAAGAAAATACCGATCCCGGATGATTTGATGATACGGGAATGGCCCAAAACGAAAGGAGTTGAGGTATGAAGTTTGCAGAGTTTCATGATCTGTTGGGGATAATGAACGCCATTGCCAACCCGGATAAATATAGGGGTGAATCGAAACGGCTTTATGACACATTCATGGTCAACCATGTTGATCTGCCCAAACCAGTGGGCATGGACGGGCAGCAGCCTGCGCAACCGTGCCGCGCGCCATGGGTATGTATGATATGCCGTAAGGCCCGCGCTACGGGCTGGCTGGCTGCTGCGATAGGGCTTAAGCCACGCGCCCGGATAGTGTGCGCCCACTGCGCGGAGGATGTTGCCGGTTGCGGCTATATCTCATTCGCCGAAATGGCGGGCATTACGGAGGATGCGGAACTGAACGCAATCTGTGAATATCGGGCGGGTATGCCATCGGTTGCAGTGAAGATGGAGGATTTATGATTGCAATCGCTGACCGGGTGTGGCAATGTCTGAATGTGTGTGCTTTTATGTGTGTGCGCCCCCTAACCAGCCGCAACCCTGTTAGGGGGATTGTTTTATAGGGCCGCCAAAACCCAGACACCGGCCTTTTTTGCGCGCCGTATCATGTCTTCCGTCCCTTTTCCTCCTGGGAACGCCACAACCATATCTGGCTTGCCGTCATCCAGCATTAACTGATTTCGGATCGGCCCAGCCGCTTTACCGTGGCTGGACCAGTCAGCGGGATATACCTTTGCCGCGCAGCCAAGTTCGGCGGCGATTTCACCGGCGAGAGTGTCAGCCCCGGGCGCGCCACCGTGCATAATGGCGTCGGTATCGGGGTTGAACAGCGCATGTATGACGTTGCGCATCCGGGCTTTATCGGTATAATTCCGGCCACCGCATATCAGTATGCGCCTCATACCATCCACCATAGATACGCCTGACAGACAATCCCGGCCAGCAGCAGCAGGCATATGAAATCGCGGGTCATTCATCAAGCTTCCCAAAATTATCAATTTCGCGCGCGTCGATCCATGCAATCCAATATATGATCCCGAGCAGAATCCAAATGCCGGTCATTTCACACTCCAAGGGTTGCCATTACAATTATGGTGCGGCGCATGGTTTTTACACCAGGCACAGATTTTAGGAACCGGGTTGCATTCACACTGAAAGTTGTCTGTATGCCGGAAGCCTTCATACATATGATTATGCTGTAAGAACATCCCCATATCGGCCCAAAGCGCCCCACTGCCAGCCGGATGCGAGTCAATCATTTTCAACTCCCTCCAGATATTCGATGCGCGCCAGCAGGGCCTTCATATCGGCGACGGTTGACCCGTTTGTTGGTTTGCATGCTAAAATCTCTAGCAAGGCTTTTAGCAAAACGTCTACTTCATAAGGTTCAAGTTCAACGGTAATCATTGGGTTTCCTCCATAACTTGTCTAAACCTTATGGCTCGCCATTCCCCATCAGCGGCCTGCGCCGCAACCCGCGAAGCCGTCGAAGCCATCGTATGATGTACCGCCGCCATCGCTGCTATGCCAGCAGCCCCCGCAGCCTTCGAAGCTTTCACGCCCTGCGTGATGGTCCTCGCAGCCTTTGAAGCCGCCGCCGCAGCAACTTCAACTTCATCTAACGTGGCCTTATCTTCAATCCAAAGGCGGGTGGTTCTGATACAATTCGCTGGCCGTACCTCACCTTCGGGGACGTATCTCAGCGATTGCTCGGCGAAATCACAAGCCAGAGAAACAATCAGCCTATGGTGTTCTGGCGCAATTACCCGCAAACACCACAGAGCGTCATCAAGCCCATTGGATTCCAGCACTGTCACCATCGCCAGGGGTTCATCTTCGGCTTTGGTTTTTCCAAGGTGAGCAAGAAGCTTTTGCCATCCGTCTTTACAGGGCTGGTGAGCGCGGATTGCGTTTAAGGTTGTGTAAATCATCGCCATTTTCCTTCCGTTTTGCGCGCCAGATGCGCTTGTACTCACGCTGATAATCCGTGCGTGTGCGGGGTTCCTTGCCCTTGGCTTTGAGCCGTGCATAGGTTTCTTGTGGTGTTTCAGGTTTTTTCACCTCAATACCCCGCCGCTTCAAGATCATCGGCTAACTTGCGCATATCAGCCATGAATGCGCCGGGGTCTGTCCGGTAGGGCGTGATTTCCCTGTCGCGCGCGCCGTGGCCCCAGTTTGATAAATCGTGTCCAAGGTATGCGAGAGCGCTGCAAACCCGTCCATCGCGGAAATCATCTAGCGACTTTATCTTTTGACGATTCTCTGGAAAATCTTCTGGATAGAGTTCAGCAGCCCGTGATGCGTTGAGAGATTTCGCCATAACAGCTCCGGCGAGGCATACCTGGCAAACCCCATGATCTGGCATGTGCCATTGCCCCATATCAATGGCGTAATTCGGGTCAGCCGCGCATAGCGCCAGATCGGCCAGTGCGAGACGGATTAATTCAGATGGTTTGTCGGGGAGGTTCATTGTTTCGCATCCTTTGGTTAATGTTGCATCTATGGACGCGCCAGCGACGCGCCCAGGGGTTGAAACCGTTATGAAGTAAGTTTTAGCAGGGGGTAAATCGGCCACGCCCGGCTACTCTCGCGCCCCTGCTCAATTTGGTCTGCGCAATCGATCTCCCACCCCGCTCGCCAAGCTATATCTTCCGGGCTGTCAATCTGATAGCCGCCGCCGTCTGCATAATGCGCCCCGCCGTTGTGCGCCTTGCGCCCTGTTTGGAACGCTTCGTAAAGCCGGTTTTGCATCGTTACCGCCCCCCGCGCCCATGGTTTTTACCGCCACACGCGCACTCGCACTTCATGACGCGGCCAGTGGCGTTTACACACCTGGCGTCGCAATCGTGACGGGATGCCCCGGATTTATAAGTAACGACGCGGTCAACATGCCGCAAACCACCAGAATCGTCAGCGCTATATCCAACGAGCATGCTGAAACTGTCGGCGCGGCGTCCATTGACTGAAGGGAACCGTGCGGCAAAATCGGAGTTACGCATGCCGAACGGGCTTTTTAGAAGTGTCTCGCCGCTAAAATAAAGTGTTCTACTCATAACCCTAACTCCCTGTATGTGTTAATGTGTCAGGCTATAGCTTATGAATCCCAGCGCGGCCGCGATGTACATGCAGCCGATGATGCATAGGCCGATGAAGGCTGTTTCGACTATCGGGATAATCTTGTCTAAAATCTTGCTCATTGTCCAAACTCCCTGTTGTGAGCCGCGCCAACCGCTGCTCATGGGTTTAATATAGTCACGTTTTGTGATTGCGTCAACCCAAATAATCAGGAATGTTGAATTTATTTGATCACGAAATCGTGATTAGCGAGAAAGGTAAGCAATGCTGTCATAATAATAGGCCGACTAGAATTTATATTTCTTTAACATGCGGGCGTCGCGCTTCTGCTGTTTGAGCTTCATTGCTGCTTTCATTTTTGCCCTGTCCATGCGCGCCATATTATCCATCTTGCCTTTGGAATATGATCCAGCCTCTTCTAGTGTTTCATTTTGCGCCGCGCGCCAATACAGGATCGGCGCGCCATCATTTGCGGCCTTCATTCCTGATGTTATGTGCGCGTCCTTGTGATCTGGACGCCAGTGTGTATAATCGCCGCATATTATGGCCGCCGCCTTCTCCAGCGCCTCTATGGCGTTGGCGGGTTCAACATCGAACCATTCCCCTTCAAGGGCACGGTCCCAGAACGTTGCATGCATGTGCTTTTCAAGTTTATAGGCGTTTACCACGCGAACAGCGCAATGCACATAAAGCTTAAATGGGCAGCCAGTTTGCATACTGGATAATCGTGGGCGCACCGATGTTGCCACGCCTATCTTGACCGGGCCGCTTGCATCCCACGCAACAACATATACATACGCTCTGGTAGCCGATTCCGTCATCGTTGATCGTCCTGTAGTTAAAATATCAACTACGATACCTGTAATTGATTGATATAGCAATGATAAAATAAAGTGTGGGCGCGAGGCCGCAGGGGGATTGACACGCCGCAAAACAATGTGCTAGCCCTCTTCTTCTCTCTGCCTGCCGTAAGGCGCAGAGCACCCTTAACCAACATACCCCATTGACTACACAATAATCAGTGTGATAATTGCGCTCAAAGGCGCAAGCAGGCAACACCGAATGGCGAATTCAAAAGGCAGGCCACGCACTAAGGGTATGGTCAAACGCAATCCAGCGTCGGACACAGGCGCGCCGGCAAACAGCGATCTGGTTGAATATACTCCACCAATGGTTCTGGACGACCTGAACAAGATCAAGGCTCGAATCCGCAAGGCAACCTATACAGGGCGTGACATATCAAAACTGTGCAAGGTGTTCACGATTGATGCATTGACCGTATTCGTTAAGACATTAGCCGATGAAAGCCAATCAACTGCTGACCGGCAAACAGCCGCGAAGTTCCTGATTGAACGGGGCTGGGGCAAGGCGGACCAGATCATCAAGGGCGACAAGGATGCGCCGATTGCCATATCGATCAAATGGGAGGGTGAAGGCGATGAAGGTTAACAGCGGTTGACCAGGCAGATCATAATCCCGTACCGCCCGCGCAAGCTGTTGATGCCGTTCCATGCGCGGACACAGCGCTGGGCCGTACTGGTGGCGCACAGACGGTTCGGGAAGACCGTCGGCATCATCAATGATATGCTCAAGCGGGCGCTTATGGTCAATACAGCCCAGCCAATATACAAGGATATCGGCCCCAGATACGCCTATATTGGCCCGTCAAAGGACCATGCCAAGGACGTCGCATGGGAGATGATAAAGGCCATCACGGCCAATATCCCAGGTGTCGAGTGTCGGGAAAGCGACCTGCACTGCAATTTGCCCAATGGCGCGCGTATCGCACTATATGGCGGTGAGAACTATAACCGCATGCGCGGATTGCCGTTTGATGGTGCAGCGCAGGACGAAGACGCCCTGATCGATCCGAAATGCTTTACTGAAGTAGTCCGCCCCTGCCTGATCGACCGTAAGGGCTGGGCGGTATTCGCCAGCACGTTCAAAGGCATGAACCACTTTCATAAACGCTACACTGAGGCGGTTATCAATGATGAATGGTACTGTGACATCCTGCCAGCCAGCCGCACCGGCGTCATCCCGGAGGATGAATTGTCAGCGCTGCGAAGGGATATGTCAGAAGAGCAATACGCCCAAGAGATCGAGTGCAGCCCAATGAACGCGGTGTTGGGTGCATATTACCGCACCCAGATGCAGCGCATTGATGCAGAAAAGCGCATATCGACTGTTGCATGGCAACCGGAGACCGAAGTGCATACGGCCTGGGATTTAGGCCGTAGCACGGGCAACGCCACCGCGATATGGTTCTGTCAGTTAGTCGGAAACACCGTGCATGTGATCGATTATGAAGAGGCGACGCTAAAGGAATTGCCGTATTTCGCCAAGATCGTTAAGGAAAAGCCGTACACATATGGCCGTCATATCGTGCCGCATGACGCCAGGGTGACCGAATGGGGTACATCAAAGACCCGCATCGAGAGCATGGAAGCGCTGGGCATCCGTCCGGAAGTGGCCCCGCAGATATCATTGCAGGACGGCATTGAGGCGACACGGGCGTTTCTGGCGCGATGCGTGTTTGACGGCAAGAAGTGCGAACGGGGCATAAACGCCTTGCGCGAATATCAAACCTTGTATAACAGTAAAAACGATGTATATTCGGCTGTGCCGCTTCATAACTGGGCGTCCAATGGTGCGGATGCGTTCAGGTATCTGGCGGTTGCGGTAAAGCCGTCAACGCGCGGGGATTGGTCGAAGCCGATAAAGTATCCAGCGAGGGCTATCGTATGAGGATTACACGGGCTGACAAGGCGGGGGTAGATATGCTGGTGGAAATGGCTAAAGACAAGAAGCCGGTAAAACCAGGCGGGTTTGGAGAATTAGAGATAGAGAATATTGCGGAGGGCAAACGCATCCGGGATAGCCGCCGCGCCCTATTTGAAGAGCTAAAGAGCATCAGCCGCCTTGAAGAGTTAGTGCAATTGCGCCACCGTAAAAAACCCGGTTTTCCGCCATTGTGTGAAAAATGACGATGGGCAACGCTTCCGCATGGAGCCGTGATGCAGATGAATTTCTGAGAGCGTCCTGCGGCATGTGGGGTAAAGCCCGAATTATTGAAGTGATGAAGGACAAGGCGCACGATTTGGGTGTGGATGACACATTTGAAGAAGATTCTCTTGGGGTTTCGGTTGATGCGGATAGCGTTATCCTGAAAGCGCGAAGGCGCGGCAAATGGTATGTCGGCGTGGGGGGATTTGACCGCAATTCCCAATCAGACAGCAGATATGCGGCTAGCCGTGCTATATCTGAATTGCGCCGGACGATGTTCACAGGGGCCGGACGGACATGACGATGGACACGACCACGCTCAAGGCCATCCTGGGCGACTGCATCAAGCGCGCGGAGTCCTTCAAGGACAATAACCTTGTGGCTGGCAGGCTGAAAGCCGATAAATATTACCGTGGTGAGCCGTTCGGCAATGAGGTGGTGGGGGAATCCGCCGTTGTGAGCCGTGACGTGGCGGAAGCGGTAGACGCGATGCTGCCTGCATTGCTCAAGATATTCTCAAGCGGTCCGGCTGTGTTATTTGAGCCTAACAAAGAGGGTGGCGAGAAGGCCGCTGAACAGGCCACCGAGTATGTAAATTACATACTGAACGTGAAAAACCCCGGGTTTGCGATACATTACGACTGGTTCAAGGATGCGTTGCTGAAAAAGCGCGGTTTCGTAAAGGTTTGGGCGGATGAAGATGAAAACGTCGAAACCAGCTACTACCATGGACTGACACAGCCGGAAATCGACATGCTGCTGCTGGACAAGAGCATTGAACTGGAGATTGAGCCGGGAGAAAGCCTTGATCCGGCAATTGAGCAATTTGATGTGTCTGTAAAGCACACAAAAAAGGTGTGCAACATCAAGGTAGCGTGTGTCCCGCATGATGAAATTCTGATAGACGCCACTACCGGCGACACGGATGAAACGCCGTTTATCGGACATAGGGTGAGTCGGACCTTATCGTACCTGATAGCGCAAGGTTACAACGCAAAGAAGCTGGACCGCATCGCCAGCGGACAGGACATAGACACGGAGCGTTCCGCACGGTTTTCGCGCTCTGGTTTGGACGACGAATTGGTCAACAAGGCGCTGGACGACACGCTGCGGGTGATTGAGATAACCGAATGTTACCTGAATGTAGACTATGACGACGATGGCATAGCGGAAATGCGCAAGATCACCATCGCCGGATCAGGAACTGTAACGGAGATACTGGATAACGAGCCAGCGGATGATCACCCGTTCGCCAGTTTGTGCCCGTTCCCCACACCCCATGCGTTCTGGGGTGAATCGGTGTTTGACAAGGTGCGGGACGTACAGGAAGGGAAGTCTGTCCTGACGCGCCAGATACTGAACAATCTGTATCTGACCAATCAGCCACGATTTGGCATTGTTGATGGTCAGGTTAATATTGACGACCTTTTGACTGCGCAGAATCAGTTTATTAGAATGACGAACTCTAATGCGCTTGTCCCCATTATGACGAGCAAGCTGGATTCCGGCCCGTACAATATGTTGCAGATGTGGGACGTGACACGCGAACAGCGTACCGGCGTGAGGCGCATGGCGTCGGGTCCTGGCGCTGACAGTCTGCAAAACGCCTATACCGATACGCTGGGCGGCTCCCAGATGGTGGCCGACGCCAGCGCGGAGCGGGTCGAACTGATTGCCCGTATATTCGCAGAAACGGGCGTGAAGCGGCTCATGCGGCTCATATTGAAGCTGGTGACACAGTACGACAACAAGCCCAAGGTGGTTCGTTTGCGGGGCGCGTGGACGCCGATCAACCCGGCTGAATGGGATGATGGCATGGATATGTCAATCTCTGTAGGCCTGGGGAGTGGATCGCACCAGAAGGACGCGGCTACCATGATGGCGCTGATTGGGCTTGATCAGCAGTTGATCGCCTTGCAGGGGGGTGTTGACGGGCCGCTGTTGACCCTGGACAACATCTATTCCAAGCTGTCCCGGCTGGTGTCGTCCAGCGGATTGAAAGCGGTTGAGCGATATTATACCGACCCGAAACTGGCCCCGCCGAAACCCCCACAGGCCCCGCCGATGGACCCGAATATGGTGCTGGCGCAAGCGCAGATGAAGATTGATAGCGACAAGTTGCAGGCAGACATGCAGAAGCACCAGCAGAAGCTGCAGGCCGATATGGTGCAACATCGTGAGAGCCTTGACGCGGAAATGCAGCGGTTTGCGGCTGATTTACAGTCAAAACAGCAGATAGAGGCTGGCAAAGCGGGGGTAACGCTTGAAAAGGCGAAGATCGACGCGGACGTGGCTGTTCAGACAACGCTGTTAAAACTTGAGGCGGACGGGAACGCCGTTGCGATGAAGCACCAGCATGAGGCTGGCATGGCTGGCCGGGAAGCCGAAACCATTGAAGACAAGCCATCGGCGGAGATTGAAGCTATCAATTCGGTAGCGGATATGGTGCGACAACTTGCGGCGTATATGACGGCCCCGAAATCGGTTGTGCGGGATGAAAACGGCGTTGCGCTGGCGATCAGGACTGAGGGCATGCCTGACAGGCCGATAGGGCGGGATGAAAACGGCAATATTATGGGGCTGCAATAATGGAGTTGAATAGATGCCAGGACTGAAAATAATCGACAACAGGAGGAATTATTAATGGCGACATGTATGCAGCTTGCCGGTCTGCTGGACAACGGAAATCTCAGGGATAAGGCCATGGGCGCGTGTCTGGTGGTTGCCGAGAATATTCGCGCCGAATCCCCCGGAACGGCCGCAAGGCGGGCATGGGCGAAGGGCGTTATAATGGACCCCACAGCCGCCGGGCAGCAAATGCTCGCAGTGGTAGTCGCCAAGAACAATTCTCTTGCGAACACCGGCATCTCCGGGATTTCCGACGCGGACATGGTGACTTCGATTACCGCGTTCGTAGACATTATGACGGGGATATAAATGGGCGATATTACATACGGCACACGCCCCGGCGCGGTGGCGCTGTTAACGACCGAGCTTAACAGTCTGGCCACTGCGACGTTTACGGCGTTCGGGCCGGTAATCACTCCGGGCAGCACCACCAACCTGACTATTCGGGCCTTGCGCGGGGACCTGCTTTTCAAGCTGGCCAGCAGTTCGCTGGCGCTGACCACCAGTTCCTTTGTGTCGGTGTATTTTGTCCCGGCTTTTGACGCCACAAACTACCCCAAACTGTCAGGCAATAACCTTGCCGAGGTGAACTATTTTGTCGGCAACAT